TGGATTTGTTCGTCTCTACTAATGTCCGCAGAGACTGTTCGCATACCACTGTCACCAACAGCTCTAAAGAACGGGAGTAATACAAAGAAAATTGCACGTTCTGCAACCATTGCTTTGGTGATCGTGTGATCCGGATGCGCAATCCAAGCCTGTTGTAACGCCAAGGCTTCTTTTTCAGCTTGTACGTCAACGCCATAAGCATTGGCGATGTAACCAAGTGCCACGTCGTGGTTCTCTTCATCCCGTACATTTGAGATGAGTAGCTCTCTGGCGAGTGCTGGTACATCAGTGGCCAAAGCATCAGTAATAAAGTCTCCAACGGGTAGTTCCATGTGGCGCAGTGCTAAGGCACGGAAGATTGTTTCTTCAGCACCTTCAAGCACAGGGCCAGCTTCTGTTTGGACTGGTGTCCATTTGCGCTTACGCGCTAGTAATTTTTCATAAGGGTTCATTCTTGACAATCACATTCGGGTTCATTATTTAAAAGTGACGCAAGATAGTCGTCAATATCTTCTTTCTCAAGAGCTGCATAAGCGTCCGACTTATCTTGTGTGTCTCCCATAACCTGAAGGCTGTAGTAGAGAGATGTTTGAGGAGACCTGAGCCACTCTTCGATAAAGGCGTTGTCATAGGTGACAACATCACTCCAACTGTTGAAGCTATACCCGTGAAGAAGTCCTGTGCGGTTGAGCAAAGTCATGATGCCATCAGCAACACGCTTGTAGTTGTCCCAACCAACTTCACTAGCGATTTCTACATCGCCATATTCATATGTTTGTACTCCGAACGTACCGCTATCACGGTCAACTGTCCGGTTAATAGGTGGTGCAATCTCTGGTGTACAAGTGTAACCATCTAGATCTTTGCTCCGATAGCTGCAGCTAGCAGTGGGAGCAATAGCAAAGGCACGTACCATATTGTTTTGTCGTGCAACGTAGGCAGCTTTGTTAATGCCTTCATCGATTGCGTATACGAGCTTGTAAGCAGGACTCTTGACTGTCTTGCCTTCGATGTACTGCTCCAGGGCTGTGCCGAACTGCTCGTAGGTTACGCCGTACCGCCGTAGGAGGTTGGCAAGGCCGAGCATTCCAAGTCCAACTTGTCTGTCAACGACTGATGGGAGATATTCTCCTGAAGTGCCAACACCAGTTTTACCGTGGAGTTCACACAATTCCTGCATACCTTGAACGAAAGCTTTTGGGATGTCCCCGTACATACAGGCACCCAAGTTGATATGTTGCAACAAGCATGTACCTCGTGAGGGCAGATATACCTCAAGGCATACATTTCCTCTGATTCTGTCTCCTTCATTGTCATACTTAACTTTGTTTAGCCAGATGTCGCCTGATTTAATTCCGTGTAGCAAGTCTGGTTTGAACTTACATTCTTCCCACCACTCATCTGTAATGTTGATGCAGCGTTTAACCCAAGGGAGTTCTGATCTAGGTGTATTAATGAACTCCAAAGCGTCTGGGTGGGAGAGATCGAGGTGAAGAACAATCGCTCCATTTTTATACACTCCGCCGCGACGGAGAATTTCATTTAGTGTTGAATAGATTTTGCCGAAAGAGACTGGGCCAGATGCAACAAGTCCCTTTCCATTCTCTGAGTTTCTGGGTCGCAGTTTCGACAGGTGGATCGCGCAACCCGCTCCATATCGCAGAGCATGGCTTGCAAATTTCCAGCTAGCTTCGATTCCATTTGGTCCTTCCATTTCGTCTTCAACTACGAAGACAGTACATGAAACTGGAAGCCGTGACTCAGGATTGTCGAGCCACGATTGTACACGTCCAGTACGTGAGATATATGATGTGGTCATTCGATAATTAGATCGTTCAAATAAGGTGGTTTGTAGTTAGGCCCCTTTAAGACCTTCCCGTCTGCGCGATAGATAGGTTTGCCATCTTCACCCAGCTTCGACATATTTGATTGATGGACACGGCGCATTGCCTCGTCCAGATCCCAATCCTGTGATGCAGCCATTTGATAAGCCACATATACAAGGTCAGCTAGTTCTTTGAGTTGTTCTGCTTCATCCTTGAAGTGAAATGCTTCGTGGAACTCACTCCATTCTTCATCAATCAGTGCTTTCTGTACGTCACGTTCAGTAGCGTTCTGGGAGAGAGAATACGCTGCTCGGAACTCTTCCGCCTGATCCATCAAGCTCTGACTCTGCATATGTGTGCTGTAACTCATTTTGTAGATAGTGGATAGCTTTTTCTATGTCTTGTTCTTTGCTGTCTTTATGCCCAGCACGGCAGATGTACTTCACTGCACATCCAAGGTGGTAATTTAGTTGCTGGTCTCTGATGAAATCCCAGCATTCGATGGTGCCTCTGGTGTAGTAGGCAGGTGAATCGGCCATTGTTTTACTAGGTTTGATACGGTGTTAGCTAACGCAAAGTTTTGTCTTTGCAGTGCCATGAATAATGTAATGATGTCTGCTTTATCTGCCTTAGGAAGTAGATCTTCAAGCCTTCTCAGCTTGAATGATTGCTCCATTGTCGGCTCGATAATTGGCATCGGGATTCCATGGAATGACGGTATGTTCGATTGGGTCATAGTCTGTATATGTAAGAATTCGTGCCAGCCTTGCATTTAACAAAGCATCCTCTTCAGTTAGATCCTTTTCTTCAAAAGCTTTGACAACAGTCTTCCATGTATAACCATGCTCTTCAAACAAACTTACTGCTCGTTTGACTCCTATTCCTGGTACTCCTGAGTAGCCATCTGTTTGATCACCTGCCAATGTCTGAATTAGATGCCACTTAGCACCTTCTTCAGGGTCAATAGTGTGCACCTCTTTCATGTCATATAGTTTGCCAGGGATTTGACGCATGTCCTTATCAGGACTACAAATAATATTACCAACATTGGCTGTTGCATAAATGCCCATCGCATCGTCTGCTTCAAGCTCTGGTAATCGAATGACTTCATATCTTTCCGCTAATTGTGAGATAACTTTTCTGTACCCACATGGCTTCTTTCTATTTCGATGACCCTTGTATTCCGGGTAAATTTTTTTCCTAAAATTTTCAGAGTCACTGAAAAACAAGATGAGTGTGGGTACATCCCACATGAACTCATTCTTGATTCTGTTTAAGTCACGTTCCACCAAATTTAGTGCTTCAGAAAACCGACTGACAACGGTGATTACATCATCACCCCAATCAATATCCTCTTCTGCACCAGCGCATGCTTTATAAACTATGTAGTCAGCGTCAATGAGTAGTTTCATCAATGCACCTCTGACCAGTCTCTTCCCTTCTTGGCTTCTGCTTCAATGGGGATTCGTAAGTTGTAGTATTCTCCAGCCGCTGCAGCGCTAAATACCAAGGATGTTGATAAGTCGTCTGCGTGTTCTGGAGCGCACTCGAATTGTAATTCGTCATGTATAAATGCGAGTTGTGATGCACACAACCCTAATTGTTTAATAGCGTCATCGTTAATAACCATCCAGCGCTTAGCGACGCACGCTGCACCGGATTGAAGCAAGAAGTTTAAAGACTTATGAGGGCTATCTACTTTAATGGGTCTACCATCAATGCTTAAAATAATTCCCGTCTGCGTAACTTTCTTTTTAACTGCTTCCAGTAGTTCCGACAATCCATCAATAGCAGAAACAAATGCTTCTCTAATTTCTTTGCCTTTCTTCTTAGCTTGTGTCTCACTTAAGGCTGAGTCATAGGAAAACCCAATCTTGGCATTTCCGGCACCGTAGATGAAGGCATAGCTAATGGTTTTGACTTGTCTCCTAGTAACCCCGATGGCGTCGGCATTAACTTGGTGAATGTCTCCATTGAGGAGGATATCTGCATACCTGCCGCCATCAAAACGACCAAGGTAGTGAGCGAGCATCCTAAGTTCAATACCTGCAAGATCAGCACCAACCATGAGTTGTCCTGGTGTCGCAGTGAAGAGTTTTCTGAATTCTTTTTCATTTTTAACCTGTGCGAGGTTTGGGTTTCTATGGGCGCACCTGTGTGTGCTTGTTGCAACGCTTGCATGATGATGTATCCGGTTAGCATTCGTATTCAGCTTGAGCCATGCGTTGGTGCCTTCGGAGATCATCCCCAAGCTCTTCGTAATATCGAGACATTTCAGAAATTCCAAAGCAATCGATGGCCCACCTGATGCAGCCGTCTCCTTCAGTACAACTTCGTCGATAATCGGCTTCCCAGTAGGACTCATCTGAGTCGGCTTCCAGCCATGAAATGTTTGCAGGATCCATGAAATATGATCTCTTGATGTGGGATTAGTTTCTTTTAATCTTGTGAATGTGCACCCTTTGACGTATCCAGATGTTTTGTTATCTCGTTTAGGAGTAAATTCTGATCCTGCAACGAAAGGGTGCCTGTTGCGTAATAGCTCACAAGTTTGTTCAAGCTCTGTTCTGAGAGACGATGCAAGTTCCCATGCAGCGCGTTCATCAAAGTGCCATCCATGTATCTCTTGTTTAGTAAGTATCTGAGCTACTTTGTGCTCTAATTTGACCCACTCAGGTATTTGTGGAAGTGGTCGCATAGTTTGATTGTGACGTTTACATCTTGAGCGCAGTAAGTCTCCATTTCTGGTGACCATTCCTGCCAATCCGTAGTCTTTCCAAACTCTCCCTTGTATTCACCTAACCTGTAGCCATAGGCTTCTAGCGAGTGTCTCCCTCGCAGTTGAAGCGGCATGTTTGGTTTGTCTAACTTCCTATCTACATCCAACATATCTGTGTGATACAGACGTGATAGTAATAGAGTGTCTACTATTAAAGACTTTGGATCAAACCAAGGATATAGTTTTTGAATTACTGGGATGTCGTATCCAATGATGTTATGTCCAACTAGTACATCAGCATCTTCTAATCGTTGAATGCCGCGTACCACTGGTTCTTGATTACCTTCATCGTTGTAGATAATTGTTTGATCAGCTTCGCTATCGTAGATAACAAGGCAGTGGATCTTGGTAACATCATTCAGTAGTCCGTTTGTCTCCAGATCGAATACCAGCATTTTTCCATTTGTAGGTTTTATCTACAAACTGAGCCCTTCGTACAGCTTCAGGTGTAGGTGGATTAGGTCGTTTCAAGTAAGCATCCTGTTCAGCTTTAAAAATCTGTTGTTGGATCGAACTGTGAATGGGATTCAGTTTCATTAAATTTACAAGTATTTAGGTCGTAATTCAGCTGGCAAGCTTCACCAACTTCGCCTGAATAGCGATTCTTAAGTACTCGCACTGTTGTAGCATTCCGTTCAGAATCACTCTGTTGGTCGCGTTCGAGTGCGATAACTGCGTCGCTAAGTTGGCCAATGCTTCTGCTTCCTCTAAGAGATCGGAGTTGTACACGTCCACCCTCTTCATGTGATTGTCCATTTGGTGGTGTTGTTGTGTGGCAAACAAGAAACATTGCTATGCCTGTACGTTCAACAAGTGACCTTAGTTTGGTCATTGTTGTGTCGATCATTCGACGTTCATCACCTTCAAGACCACTCAATAGAATGCTTAAGTGATCCAGGAAGATGACCTTTGTCTCAAGACCTGCTGCCATATATTCAATACGGTTATAAATATGGTCAGGGTCATAAGATCCAAACCCGTCAAACAGGTGAAGATTCCATTTAGCAATAGTCTGGTCAAAGATCTCTGTTAGCTCGCTTCGTTGTTGTTCTCCGAGGTGTAGAGACTTTCTAGCGGCGACAGACATGAGTCCAAGGGCTGTTCTTCGATTAGATTCTTCAAGCGCCAGGTAACCGCACCGCTCCCCTTTACTGAGAAGGTCAGCACATATTTCTCTGAGAATGGAGCTTTTTCCGACCCCAGAACCTGCAGTAAGCGTGACAAGCTCTCCGTATCTGATCCCATGTAACTTGTCTTGTAATCCTTTGAATGGGTAGTCATGATCTGCTGGTGGTGATGGTGTAGTTACTAATTCGAGTAGTGTTTTTGCATCGACAATTCCGTCAGGTTGGTATTGAAGATGGTCATAATTATGTACTGCCCTAATTGCTTCACTGTCGCCCGCCTGGAGTGCTTCTGAAGCGTCCTTGTAGTCCTCTAGAAAACCGATGAATGCCTTGCCAGGTGGTAATACACTTGCTGCTTCTTTTGCAGCCTTCTGGCCCGCCTCATCGTTATCGAAAAAGATCACTACCTTGTCGTAGTAGTTGATCCATTCGTAGTTATTTTGAAAAGCTTTCTTTGCTGATTGTGCACCGTTAGGTATAGAAACCACATCCCAATTAGGTTGTGCTTCCCAGACGGACATTGCATCCATCTCACCTTCAGTAATTACGAGCTTTGACGTCTTGCTCGTCGTCTTGTGACGAAAGTTTTGCATTCCAAAGAGGGTCTTCACCTCTCCTTCACAGCGAAACTCTTTGTCCTTTGTTCTTACTTTTGCTCCAACAACCTTGCCATTACTGTCGAAATAATAGTGGCGTAAGAGCCCTTGACCATCTTTGTATGTCTTGAACTGTTCACAAGTACGCTCTGAAATTCCTCTTGATTGCAGTCTTCCGGCTGATCCTTCGAGTTGTACATTTGACACTTGTTGATTGTGAATGGTGGTGTTACTGCCACGCGTCCTTGCATGACATCTAAAACAAAAGGTGTGACCATCTGAATACAAGCTATTTGCATCAGATGATCCACATTCTTGACACGGTATGTGTCTTATAAATTCTGACTCAGACGAGCCAATTGATTGGTATGCTTGCAAAGCTAGTCCAGGGGATTCCTAATTTCTCGCAGTATTTTGCGTAGGTTGTCTTTGACTTCTTGCTGATTGTATTGAAGGGTGCCTGAAACACCATGCGTAGATCTAGTTCAGGGTTCTGTTCCTTTACTGCTTTGATCTTGCGTCTATCTGCTGCATCCCAATATCCCTTGCATTCCAGAATCACCCCGTTAGGAAGTACGAAATCAGGAGTATAGATATGAGATATAACATAATCGACCTTGGTAGATTCATATTCGTATTTGACACCCAGATCAACGAGCAGGTCAGCAACCCGCTCTTCGAGTCCTGAGCG